CCTCAAACTTAGCACCACGAGGCAAACGAGTTGCATCCATTGCAATCATTGGGCTAGTGGTCAGCGCCAAAGAGTCTAAGTGGCTACGAGTCTGGGCATCAATAGCTTTTTGCATATTGAAAGCCTTTTCAACCGTACCCCGACCCAATAAACGATTAGGAATCGTGTCATCTTGATAGCTCAAGACTGGACGATCTTTCATCATGTAGGGGTTTTCTTCAGCTTTGAGCAACAAACCATCGTTGGCAATGACCACAATGGCCTCAACCATGTCTGTGTAGTCTTCAGCGGCTGAATTTTCAGGGAACAACTCGACAATTTCTTTGTTTTCTTCTAAGTTGTTCAGGTATTCACGAGGCACAAGACCGTAATAGGTCAGCAAAAGCACCTTTTCATCCTGATATTGGCTTACCTCTTGGGTTGGCTCAAGGTCAGTGTCTTCATAGGTTGGGGTGATGTCAACCTTTCGGTAGATTCCACGTTCAATACCTTCAACAACCTTATGAATTGATACGTATTTCTCGATTGCCACGCCCATACAGTCATCAATACTTGTCCCATTAGGATCAAACAAGAAGTTCTTGGGGTTAACAGGAACAATCTTGACCGCAATGCGGTTAGTCTCAGTCACACCAATAGCTGCCTGACCTGTTTGGTTAGGAATGGCACGAGTTGTAGGGATGTATTCCTTCTCAGTCTTGACGATAATCTCGCCAATACCTGTTCCATAGATTTCAGCCATCAACTCAATCTGGTCGATAGATTTCCTGATTTTGTCTTTCTTGAAGTCTTCCATCAGTTGAGCCTTGATAGCTTCAACATCTAATGGATTACCGTCTACATCCTTGATGTCATCTTGGATGTCAAAGAAATCGCCTTGACCGAAGATAGCTTCCATAATCTCAGCATGGCGGGTTTCTACGGCTTGTTGGGTAGCGGGGGTGACGATACGGCTACGCTCTGATTCACGAGTCTTGTCTTCAGAAGCCCATTGACCACGGAAGATGCGTTCGTATTCCAGCCAATCAGGGAGGAAGTTAACGTCACGGTAATCACGCCAGCGTTGGCAATGGTCAACAACAAAGGCAGTGATTTCCTTGTCAGCCTCTGTTGGCTGATAAAACTGGTTCTGTTCTAACTTCACTTGTTTGTCTGTTGCCATAGTGTTACCTTATAGATGTGCCAATTGTGCTACCAAAAGGGTCAGCATAAACTGGAGATGATTCGGGCATGGGCATCCGCAAGTCTTGTGGAGTTGCAAATGGACTCATGCCTTGTCTAATGCGATCTAAAGCAAACTGCTGTGCCTTAGTATAAATCTCTGGTGTAGGTTCACCACCCATTTGCAACAACTGAAGCTCTTGTGCAGTCAAGGTGGGAACAATCAAAGGGTGCTGGATTACTTGACCATCTAACTCAAATGACGATGACAACTCTGTCATTGGCATCCCTTCAGTCGTAGGGATAGCACCAAGATAACCACGGCCTTTAATCTGAGGTTGGTCGGCTACCGACTCTGAATAGCGCAATCCATAGGGGGCAAGAGGGTTTACATCTGGCGCACTGAAATAGTCAGGAAACATCCCGCCAACTATTCCTTGTCCTTGATTTCCCATTGTTGCCATTTAAACCCCGCTAATGATGTCAACTGGTTGCCACTCGTCTTCATCATCTGCCTCAAAGTAAGAGGTTATAGACAACTGATCTATATAACTAAGGGAGTCTGGTAAGTCATCCTGAACACCCTGCGATGGAAACATCAACAGTTGATCTAGGAACTCTGTCCAGTCCTCATCCTTGTTAAGCACGATTCTGCCATGCTCAAACCGTCCCTGCAATGCCCAAATGATACGGTCTGACTTCTTCTTGTTCCCATGCGTCAAATCCACAATATGAGCATATATGTTGGATTTTCGCATTAAATCGGACAAATAGGGAAGCACCGCATTCTTTAACGCACCACGCTCAATCCCAATGCTCATCGGCTTGTAGTCACGAATCGCCATCAGGATATTAACCGCAGTCGTGCGAATATCCCACCGACCATGAAGAATCTTCTCCACATACCACTTACCATCATCAGTGACCTTCACTATAGATATAGCAGTCTGATCTAGCCGCTTCTTAGAGTTAGCGGCCTGTTTAGCCACCTCCTCAAACCCCGCCAAGTCAACAGCCACGAAGTAAGAACCCATATCAGGGATTTCCCCATACTTAATCCATTCCTCCTTGAAGACATCAGAGCCAGCGTTGTTGAACGATGCAAGATATTCCTGCTTAAACGCAAAGGTGCTGAGTGTCTTCTTGGCACTCTCAATCTCAGCCTCGTCAATTAAGGGATTGTCCTTAGTGGTGAAATGCCACGACTTCCAGTCCTCATCCTCCCCATCCTGACCCAAGTTGTACAGATCAAAGAACCAGTTCCGACCCTTTGGTGTACCAATAAACATGGCACGACCCTTCTTGTCGGACAAGCTGGCTCTGATAACCTGCTCCCAAGTCTCTGGCTTAATGTCTGCCACCTCGTCCAAGACTGCGTATGTCAGACTGACACCCCGCAAAGTATCAGGACGGTCAGAACCCCGAACATATATCTTTGCGCCGTTAATCAAGGTAACTTCCATGTTGTTTACATGGCTACTCTGAATAATCTCACGCCCAACATCCAACAGGACATCCCAGACAATTTGACGAGCCTGACCCTGAGTTGGCGCAACGTAAAGCACAGCACTGCCAGCGGGACAGCTCAAGCCTTCTATCAGTAAGGTAGTTACGGCAAGGCGTGACTTACCGCACCGCCTTCCAGCCACCACAACCTTGAACCTCGTCTTGTCTGCATAGACTTCTTGTTGCCACGGCAATAGCGCAAAGTTCAGATCAGCCATTCTTAGCCTCAATATCTTCTATGTCTTCAGGCTCAATTGTCGTTGCCGCTACTGTAGGTGCGCCAATGCCAGTAATAGTGATGTTGACCGCACTTCTTTGGCTCTTATCCTTCTCAAACATAGAAACAGGCAGTGTCCTGTCTACGCACATCTTGATAGCCGCCATCTGTGCGGGGTGGTTGTCATTCAACGCAATGGAAATCATCTTCTCAACAACATCCTTACCACTCGACTTGATAAGCATATCCTTCAACTCTTTAAGACGTTGATGGTCAGTCTTAGGCAAGGCCAAGGCGGGATTCCTAGCGTACTCCTGTATCTGCCGCTTTAGGCCAAATGTGCCTTTGGGTCTACCAGCCTTCTTCTTTGGTGGCTCTAGCGGGTCATCCTGAATGTCATCAATGTGTTCTATGTTCACGATTGTCCTTGTCGTTGTGGGCGTGATGTTGGGGGATTATGGCTTTTTTTCATTTCCTATGGTAGATTTCTCTTGCTGGCGCAAAGTAACCGAACTACCTCCTTCAAGTCTTTGCTTGCTACTGTTCGGGGCTCCCTGCGTCCAGCAACCCCCTTTTTTTCGTAGTGGAGAGTGGTGGGTTCGCCCTTTTTCTAGTTTTGCTTTTTTGTGAGGGGCGGCGGCTCCCACAAATATTACAGCCGAGCCGACCCCCCTCCCCCCCATCCAAAAAGTCAGGCGATTATCCACAGGCACTTGTGGATAGTGTGGATAACATCTGCAAGTCGTTGATTGTATTGATGTTTTTCTGTACGCTTACAAACTGCTGACATATCTGGCTTTATACAATGTCCATTATGTTAACTAATAATATCTGAAAGCATTACACGCAATACCCGAATGAAACGCAATCTGTAACCAATCGGCAAGATTGTGCATAACTTCGCCATTTGCCTGTGGATAACTCCGAATCGGCGGGTCGGCGGCTGGCGGGAGGCGGAGAGGGAAAGAGGCGGAGGGTGCTTTATCGGGGTACTTTGTCATCGGATTGGCACTTGGATTACATTGTCATCGTAATGGGGTTTTGATGACATTTAACTTTCTCGCAAAGCTAGACACAAACTAGCCACAGCAATGCCTCTAATTCCCACCAGAATCGCCTACAAGCCGTTCTTCTATCTCATCCTTATCTACCCCAAGGAAATCGTATAAATCGATTGTTGGCCTGTATCCGCAATTCCATAGGATTTGGTAGGCATCCAATACATTCCTGAACCCATCAGAGATGTTCCCATCACCAGCACAAGCCAAGATCAGCTTGTCTGGCATGGTGAGTTCACGGTAAAACCATCTGGAGTTGATGCTTGGCGGTCTACCGTTACGCTTCATCAATCCTCCCCAATCTTCTTGTACTTAGGCACATAGTCGCCGCCACCTTCAAAGGCGTGAAGGTCATCAGCCATATCCTCAAACCCTGAACCTTTGCCAAACCCTTCACCAGCCTTAAAGCTGAT